TAATTAACAAGGAAGTATGGCTTGGCCAACATATCCAAATAGCTAATCATGTGTTTGGTTCCACGAGATTTACCATCCCAGAAGATCAAGGCTAGGCAGCATGCCTTACCCATCTCTTCATTTCTGACGAAACCAGCACGCTTACCTAGACCATTCCAGTCAGGTACGAACTTGTGGATAGGCAATCCAAGCTGACTGAATATGCTGTATCCCAGCATATCTGCACCTTTAGCCATGCCACAGATAAGCTCAACAGAGTCATCAATAATGCCTTTCTCTTGTAACTCCTGAAGAGCTTGCACCATCAATGCGTGATCATTGAAATCACGCCCACCTGCTATCAGTAGCTTCATCTAACTTGCCTCTAATTTAGCTGGTTAGTGTTTAGGCTGTCATAGCCAAAAATGGCTATTTTTTAACTTTTAGGTTTTAGATAGTTGAACTAGGCGATATGCCTATCTATCCCAAATAAAAACCAACGGGAGCCTCTAGTGAGACTCCCATTGGTTCGTTGTTACAGCGCCAGTACGCGAGCGAAGGCGTTGTTTTCGGTAGTAGCTTCAGCCACGTCCTCGTTGACACGACGCAGTTGGATTTCCAACTTGAGGATGCGGTCTTCGCCTGGCTTCAGGGTTTCAGCAACAGCCATGATCTGCGCGTGCAGGTCATTCCGTGCTGCCTGGAACTGAGCGAACTGAGCATTGCTGCTCTTGGTGGACAGCTCGGTTTGAGTGTCCAACGGGATGCCCATAGGCAGGCTGACGAAGCGATGCTCTTGGCCTGCTTCGGTCTGGACATCGACGCCATAACCAATGTTCAGCCAGTACTCTGCTTTTGGCAGAGCTTCTTTGGCAGCAACAGGCTTAGCGCCGAAAGTTTTGGTGAAATCAACAGCGTTGTTGGTGGTAGCCATGAGGTATTACTCCAGAGTGATAACAAGGCAGAATTGCCACAAGGCACGAAGTGCCTAGATGTCAGGACCAATAATGATCCTGAACAGACCAGCGATAAGAGATGGCAACCCAAAGGATGCCTACCAAACACATGACAGGGTGTAGTCCATGAAAGTCTGTTTCATAGGACCAACCCATATACATGAACACTACGATGCAGAGTGCAGCAATGATTGCTTTCATTGGTTCAGTCCTTGTATGTAAATGACCAGAGACCGTCTTGTTTGAAACAACGGTCAGGGATGCCATGACCTTGCGATATAGCAAGGCGCAGTGTGTCCATGAAGGTAAAGCCAACGATAGTGATCATGATTTTAACCTTGCGATGGGTTGAGCATTTGCTCAATACGGTTGTTAAGAAGAGTCAACTCTTCCAGTTGTTTTTGAGTACACGTGCTCTTTTGTGCCATAGCACAGAGACGTTGTACTTGGTGAATAAGTTGGATGTGACGTTTAACTTGATGGCCCAGTTGAGCCATAGGGGAATTGTGGTACATGGGTTGATCACCTTTTCGGATGTGTTTAGGGGAACACAAGATGTGACTTACCCTAAGGTAAGTCTAAAAGTTTAGGATATAGGGGTTAAAGTTATTAAATAAGTACTGAAACAGGACCTAATCTATCCTCACGTACATGAGGAATAATCCTAGTGCCTATCTTCGATGTCCTGCGGACTATCTTAAATTAAGGGTTGGGAGCGTTAGCTCCCAACGGTGTTACTTGGTACGCAGGATGCCTGCATACTTGGTGTAAGCAGACTCATAGGCGTCTGCATGTGCCTTGGATAGCGAGATGAACTCTTGGACAGCGATGGTGCTGTCAGTTTCTTCTTTGGCCTTGCGACGGATGAGATCTTCGATGAAGGTCTCTTTGTCTGCGAGGATGTTGAGTTGTTGCTCTTGGGCTGCGTTCTGTACGAACGCTGATGCCATAGAGACTGCATGAGTAACCACGTCGAGGGACTTGGTTACTGTGTTAGCAGTAGTGGATACGGTGCTGAGTAGTGCGCCGAATGTTGCACGGGATGTGGACATGGTGAACCCCTATAGGTGATGGCGAAGTGCCACAACCCACGAAGTGGGGGTATGTGTGAATGTGTGAAGTGTTTAGTACCGGGGGGTACTTTTAGGATTGGGGGGTGTGAACAGTGTGAGTACTGCAACCAGACATACATACAAAAAATTATAAAAGTTTTCATCCCCTACCCTGAGACATACATAAGAAAAAATCTAAAAGTTTCTACCCCAAACACTTCTCTAAAAATATTAGAAAATATAGTCCCCATTAAAACTAGATGTTTCTTGTGGGTAGTAGCAGTTACGTATCTTATCCCGCCATTCCTTTTCATCCTTTGGATCAGGCCAAGCTATATCTACTACGTGAAAGAACTTCATGAAACCCCGGTCATATTCCCTCTCCTTGGTTCGGCTTCCAATCTCTATGGTTAGCATCTTACCGTAGAGGAGGCACATACCAGTCATGTATTCCAAGACTTCTTTGCTAGCTACGTTTACGTAGACTGAACCTTCAGGGTGTTCAAAGAGCTGAGCCAATGGGACTGGTTTAGGTAATGCTCCTGCGTTTGAGTACAGATAATATTTGAGATTCCTATCTCACCAATTAGATATAAGTTTAAGTAATAGGTAAAAATAAGGGCAGATTTCTCTGCCCTTATTTGTGTCAGCCCCTAGCGTATTGCAATACAGAGATGAGTCTGTACTAGGAGTTTGCTATGACTGACTGCGCGGTTATCTCCTCCACCATTCGCTGGGAGGCTATGGCCCATCAAGTACAACGTGAATCTAGAACAGGACTTACAGGGTGTCCAGTTTATTTAAAATGTCTGTAGGGTCTGAGGCAAAAAAGACTATAGGTGCCCCGTAGAACCAGGAGTTTGTATAGGCACCTTCTACGTGTAAGTAGATGGTGATCTCACTACCCATGAGTAACTGAAGCCCCTCAAATAGTGGGCGTTGGCTCTCATCTTCTATGAGCAGAACCGCATCTTCTTCTGCATAAAGCTCTTCAAGAGTAGCTTCTAGATAGGGGCCGCTGGCCTTTCTTTTATATAGAGTAAGTTCCATTACAGCCCCTTGGTTCGGCGTAGCAGAAGCAATAGATATCCCTACCCACATACACAGTAGGGAAAACAGGTTGCGGTGTATCTAAAGCTAGCCTAAAGTTTATCCCCATAAACCACAAGAGGGAAGCACCATGAGCGTAGCAAATAAAGTAGTACCACAAGATCTGGAAGACGAGATTGCCAGTGAGGTTTATCACGTGTTGCCCAACACCACGACAACGGTAGCAGTGCTTACCACGAAGACAGGGTGGGATCTGACAGGTATCAGTGCGTGTGTGGACCCAGCCAACTTCAATGAAGAGGTTGGTCGTAAATGGGCACGAGAGGATGCACTGAAGAAGCTGTGGCCTCTGTTGGGTTTCCGGCTGAAGGACAAGCTTCACCTATTGGCTCAAGCGCCTGTCAGTACTTTTGCCAGTCGGTTGATGGATGAGCAGCGTGAGCTTGCTGAGAAGATTGAGAAATTAGATGTGTTTTGTAAGGGAGCAGTGTTTCAGGGACTGAGTCCTATTGCTCAAGACAATCTCACGGAGCAGCTTGTGGTGATGCGGCATTACAATAAGATCCTACTGAATCGCATTGACGGGCTGTAATTAGAGTCATCTTTAGGGGAGCAATCCCCTTTAGATTTATTTTTGAGGAAGAAGTTATGCTAACCAAAAAAGAGATAGAGCTTTCCTTACCAGCACACCTGAAGAGTTCTGCCACCCAAGAACTCGCTGACAAGGTGAATGCGGTTACGTCAGACCCTATTATGGCTGAGCATATTAGAGATAATTTTATTTCGTATGTAGGGGTGCTACGTGAAGGGAAGTTTAAGACAGAGGACTATCTGAATGCTGTCACCTACACCAGCTACAAGCTGATGGGGTATAGCAACCAAGATGCCTACTTCAAAACCTTCCCTGCTCGTCATCAAGCATTGGTAGCTAAAGGCACTAGCTCTAAAGACATCAGTGCGTATGTGAGTGCCTACCATAAAGGTAAGCTGGTCACGATGATCATTGAGCAATCCTTGGTGCCATCGTGGGTGCTTAACCAGGATGTGTACCAGAAGGCTATTAATGTGCAGGCTGATCTGATGCTGAATGCCCAGAGTGAGAAGGTACGCTCCGATGCAGCTAACAGTTTGCTGACTCACCTGAGCAAGCCTAAGGAGGCAGGCCCACTGATCAACATTGATATGCGTGAGACTTCGGGTATGAAGGAAATGCAGGAGATGATGATGCAGATTGCTACCCGTCAGCGTGAAGCCATTGGTGCGGGCGTGACTACTAAAGAGATCGCAGCTCAGCGAATCTTTCATGATGAGGTGGTGGGATGATCTACTTCTATTATGCAGATGGTGTGGTGAAGAAGTTCACCAATGAGGAACGGCTACGTAATTACCTGTCCAGTGGGAAGACCCCACTGGCTGCACGAGTGACACACGAGATCACGATGAGTAAATTCATGGACGTACTCGATGCAGTGAATTGTGTGTATGGCTTTGTAAAACTGGAAGGGACTATTGCATATGGCACTCGTTAAGCAGGGCTTGGATGAGTGGCTGAACCAAGTGGACTACTCAGAGCTGAACAGTAATGCGTACATGCCCAGTGTCTTTGCCCTCATCTTTATGAACTTCATCAAGATGGTGAACGGTGCTCAAGGTGAGAGCAACAAGACACCACCTGTTCACTTGAAGATGCTGGATAAGATCGTAGGGCCCTCCTCCTATATTGCTAACCTGTGCTTCCGTGGTGCAGGTAAGACAGCTGTATTCATGGAATACCTGACACTGTTCGTGGCCATGTACGGTCACCTGCCTGAGTTTGGTGACATCACTGGCATGATCTACGTGTCTGACTCAATGGAGAACGGGGTAGCATCTGCACGTAAGAACATCGAGTTTCGCTACAACAACAGTGAATTCCTTCAGTACTGGATTCCTGAAGCTAAATTTACCGATAAGTACATGGAGTTTAAGAATCGGGATGGCCACCCACTAGGTGTACGGATGTTCGGTGCCAAGACAGGTCTTCGTGGTACGAAGATCTTTGGTAAGCGCCCTGTGTTGGCAATCCTTGATGACTTGGTTAGTGATGATGACGCCAAGTCTAAGGTGTCCATGATCGCTATCAAGGACACTGTATATAAAGGAGTAAACCACGCACTCGACCCAACACGTCGTAAGGTTGTATTCAACGGTACACCCTTCAACATTGATGACATCCTTATTGAAGCGGTTGAGTCTGGTCAGTGGGATGTGAACGTATGGCCTGTATGTGAGCGTTTCCCTTGCTCACGGGAAGAGTTTGTTGGTGCATGGGAAGATCGCTTCAGCTTTGACTACATACAAGAGCAGTACAACATGGCTGTTGGTACTGGCAAGCTTGGTTCCTTTTATCAGGAGCTGATGCTACGCATTACGTCTGAAGAAGAACGCCTGGTGCAAGATGATGAGATTCGTTGGTACAAACGAGCCAATCTACTCGCTAACCAGACCTCGTTTAACTTCTATGTGACTACCGACTTCGCTACGTCCACTAAGCAGACAGCTAACTTCTCTGTCATCTCCAATTGGGCATATAACGCCAATGGTGATCTGTTCTGGGTAGACGGTATCTGTGAACGGCAGACGATGGATAAAACCATCGACTCACTGTTTAAGTTTGTTCAGCAGTATCGTCCGCAATCTGTGGGTGTAGAGGTGACTGGGCAGCAAGGTGCATTCATCACTTGGCTCCAAGGAGAGATGCTAAACCGGAACATTTGGTTCAACTTTGCTTCGTCTGAGCAGAGCGGTTCTCCAGGTATTCGCCCTGTTACGGATAAGCTAAGCCGGTTTAACTTAGTAGTTCCTTGGTTCAAGATGGGTAAGATATACTTCCCTGAAGAAATGAGACATTCTAAGATTGTCGGCCAATTCATTGAGCAGATCCGCCTAGCCACACAAAGTGGGCTTAAAGGTAAGGATGACTGCCTCGATACAATTTCCATGCTTGGTTACATGAAGATGTGGAAACCATCTGAATCTGGTCCAGCTACTCCCGATGAAGTTGAGGTGTGGGAGGAGACTCATGGACAAGAACAAGCAACCCCTCTTTCTTCCTACATCGTGTGAGGAACTATGAACGTAGAACAAATGTACGAGGCATTGTCCTATGGGGAATTGTCCAACCTTGCTTTGTCTGGTGAGGGTTCTGGGCTAATCCTTGATGAGAAAAAGCCTCAAGTTCTTCTGGCATTGAATGAAGGGCTTCTACGTTTGCACACCAAGTTTGTGCTTCGGGAGAAGGAGGTGATTATTGAGATGGTCCGCCATATCACTAACTACCACCTATTGGCTCGCTTTGCTCATTACACAACGCCTGTAGTAGAGCGCTGGACTTACATTCGGGATATGCCAAATGACCGGTTTGTGGAAGATGTCCTGAAGGTCACTGGGGCATACAACACTTACGGTCAAGCGCTGCCTCTTAATGACTCTGAGCAAGACCTGTCCATTTTTACCCCACAGTTAAATATGGTGCAGATCCCACGACCTGTTCATGGCAGTGCTGTCAGTTTGTTGTACCAAGCGCGGCATGCTGAGCTGTTACTTGATACACCAGAACAAGATATTCTGGTGCCTGACTCGTTGATGGGGGCTTTACGTGCTTATCTGGCTTACAAGATCTATAGCCAATTGGGCACACAAGAGGCTACAGTTAAAGCCGTTGAGCACATGAACACCTACGAGGCTATTTGCAATGAAGTCGAGACGCATGGCATGACGCTCGGCAACCCTTCTACTACTAACGTGCGGTTCGATAAAAGAGGATGGATCTAATATGACTATGCGTACATCGGGCGATGTCTACGGTGGCAGCTGTACGCCAATCGTGGATAACATGATTGGTGATGTTTACCCGGCAGTCGCTGCGGTAGCGCATCATTTGGCAGAGATCTGCTATCTAGCAGCCAATCTGGATAACCTCAAACCACTGGATGTAGAGCTTCGTAGTAACGATGCTACTCAGGCTATTGAGTGGCGCTATGTGGAAGAGGGTGCTGAGTGGCAGGTGCTTGTTAGCTATGTGGATCTGCTTGGGGCAGATGTACAAGAAGTTCTGGCGCTCCTCCAACAAGTCAGTGCCCAAGTGGCTGCTGATGCTGCTCAGGTAGCAGCAGATCGTATTGTCTGTGAGGAAGCCGTTGATCTACTCACTGGTTCCATCTCTCTTACTCCTGCTCCAGGTAAGATTCCTATTGCTGACGAGAATGGCCATCTTCACCAAGACTGGTTTGAGGCAGCTGCTTCTCACACAGTAGGCCCATTTACTCTGACTGAGGGTCAGACAGAAATCATCTTGCCGGATGGTTTCACTACTGTTGGTATGCAGGTTGTAGTGGAAGGCTCTGTTGAGTTTGCTTGGACAGCTGACGCCTTTGACCAACAACGCTTTACCCTGAACAACAACGACTATCTTGCCGGTACTCGTGTTTGGTGTAGCAAGGGTATTGCTGGTGCTTCTTTGGGTATGCTCTTTGCCAGTAAAGAGAAAGAGTATGTCGATGGTGTAGCACTTACTGTAGATACGGCAGCACAAGTAATCATTCGTGGTGATGAACGCTATCTGGCAAAGCTACCGGCCACGCTGCCACTAACGCTGACTGGCACCTGGGCGACCGATTCAGCCAATCTCGTGCTGCTTGGGGATGACGTGCTGCGGCAGGAGTTGGCTGCTGCTGATAGCGATGTGCTGGTTGGTGGGGTTGAGGCTGGTAAAATAACTCAGCGGCTTGCAGATGCAGAGCAGCGATTACCCGATGATGATGCCTATAAATTTTTAAAATACGTTGGAAAGACTAATCAGTTGAACCCGATTTACATAGTTGGAGATAGTATAACAGAGGGTGCTGGCTCTACTGATGTAACGACGAAATCTTATGCTGCAATAATTAGATCGTCCATTAACAAGCATTTCGGCAACAGAAACTTTGGTTTTTTCAACTTCAACCTAATATCCCCCGAAACAATTGATGGAAAGTATGTGAGAGGTAAAACGACATCTGGGAGTATTACTTCAATATTTTTGGACTCCGGTTTCGGCGGGATAATGGTGCAGCTAAACTCTGTCGGCGCATACTACGAGTTTAAAGCGATTTGCAAGGATATTGCTATTGTTTATGCTCAAGATGCTGGGGGGGGTTCGGCAGAGGTAACAATAGACGGTGTTTCGAGAGGTACATTCAACAGCGCATCTAGCGGTGCCACAGCAGATATTGCTGGTGTTACTACGCAAGGTCAATTTACTAATTTTTTCAACGGGCAAAAGTGGGATTTGCACACAATACGGATTACTTGCACTACAGCAGGTAACGGGGTCAGATTACTTGGCGCAACTATGACAGACGGTAATTACAGAGTACCTACTGTTTTTAATGTTGGCCGGTCATCTCTGCGTACAGTTCAAATACCAGATGCATTGTTGCAATCTTATGCTTCTAGCGGTTGTTCGATTTTAGCTCTTGGTGTTAATGACCAAGCCAACAACACTGATATAGTCGAGTTTGAGAGAAAATTGCGAGTCCTTCTTGACCGTATTGTTTTGCTTAATAGTGAATGCATTATGTTGGATTTTATTTTTAATCAACCATCAAGCAATCCATATAAAGCAGTCATTAAAAATCTAGCGGTAGAGTATGATAGGAAGCTTTTTGACTTTTCCGAACTGTGGTTTGGGAGTCAGGCGCCTAACGTATCAAACAATTTACTGACTTCTGACGGTGTGCATCCGTCTGATATAGGTCACGCTTTTATAGCCAGAACTGTGCTGGATTATATCGGTGTACCTTTTAACCCTGACACGATAAACGATGACTCTTACAACGGAACGTTGACAGCTTTAAGTGGTTGGCAGGCTGACACAATCGTAGGTTACCCGTCCCCATACTTATCACTGGCGCGGGATCAGGTTATTATTCAGGGGTTTGTTCAGAATAAGTCTGGCGGGGATTTAACGTCTGGATCTCCAATCGTGACGCTTCCGTTTTTGGCTACACCAACTAACGTGGGACGGGTGCCTTTTACTGTTCAGAGCTCTGTTGGCCCTGTTGCAGTAGAAGTTAACGCCCCAAACAACCAACTGCGATTAGCGTCTGGCGCGTCAGTTCCAAACGACGGGTGGGTTTCCCTAGCTGGAGTATCATATTCTGTGGCGGGAAGAATTACGGGATAGAGTATGCGCAGAAGTAATCAGAACTACTCTAAGCACTTTAACTGCTGAGATGTTTGAACAAGGTTGATCTACTCAAGATCAACCGAACATTAACTAAGAGGATTTAAAAAATGGCTGGTATTGTATCCGCTACTGCTGCACAAGTACAAACTGCACGTGACCCTCTCTGAAATACGAGAGCGAGCCATCGAGCCGGCGCTGCTGCTGCTGCCTGCGCGCAATGGTATAGCTCGGCAGTCATCGACGGAAACGTTGGGGAGTCCGGTAGAACTGCGTTCAGCCGGGCTGATGTGGTTGGGGGTAGTCTTAACGTGCTAAAGCTGCATGACGTTAACGCTAATCTATCGGCACCTGTGACGATCACAAACCTAACTAATGGATTTGAGGGTCAGACCATAGAAATATACAACCCGACTGCAAATATCCTGACAATCGGCGCATCTGGCAACATCAAAACAATAAGCGGTTCCGCAACTACATTTGGTCAATTCAAGCTATTCCGAGCCAAATATAAATCGGGCGCATGGATACAGATGTAATGTTAATCTTGGCTGACGAAATAGCATAAGGATCGGCCCGGATGACCGACAATAATCTAGCGTTTTGCTGCGGAGCGGGGACGCTAAAATACAAATAACGCAATAACTCAGGCACTTTTGTTATAAAACAAAAGTGCCTTTTTTTCTATCAAACACACGAGGTAGTAACGATGAGCACTGAATCCATGTGGAATCCTGTAATACCACTACTACAGTGGAACCAAG